GTTGCACCCAACAAACAAAGCTTTAGAGCTTGATCGGCATACTCTATTCTGTATTCTGATTTACGCCCTCTTTTTTTCTTCTCGGCCGGATTCTTCTTCTCTGTCATAAACTAACCAAAACTAGCAAATTGTGATAATTCAGCCCTCAATTCAGGCAACCTTCCATTATCAAAATAGAAAGAAGAACGCATTTTTCCCTGTTTTTTTACTCCACGCATGGTTTTACACAAGTGTTCTCCTTCCATAATAATACCAACTGCTAACGGTGGGTGTTCTTTTCCGAGTGCATCCACTATCATCGTAACGACATCTTGAGCTAGTCTCTCCTGTACCTGTAAGCGGGCTGCACAATAATCGATAACGCGGCCAATCTTTGAGATGCCTAATATGCTTCCTTCCGAATTAGGAATATAGGCAAACCAATACTTTCCGAAGAAAGGCATCATGTGGTGCTCGCACATTGAGTAGTAGTTACCAGAGTCTGCAACTATGCTATTAAAGGATAATCCATCTTTACCATTGGGGAAAGTTGTTATTTTTGGTGCCTGTTCAGGATCATACCCGCGAAATAGTTCTTTCCACATTCTGACAATGCGTTCCGGTGTTCCTTTTAATCCTTCGCGTTCTGGATTGTCACCAATATACGATAAGATTGTCCTTACTGCACATTCAATATCTTTTGTGTCTGTAGACTTAGTTTCCATTTTGGGTGTTCTTTTACGTAGTTAATAACTTCTTCTGTGTTTTGACAGGAACATGGTTGCAGATAATATACTGCAGC